CAATTCGTTTTTTTACTTTATCTGAATATTGATCCATCTCATCTGATTGTTCTTCTTGAACTTCAGGTTTTAAAGGATCTTTTTCTTCTGTTTTTACTTCTTCATATACTTCTGGTTTTACTGTGCCGTGAGACTTATCTTCAAGTTCTACTTCAGCACCTTCTCCAGATGTATCTAGATCGACCATTTTGTCTTTCTGAGCAGATGTTATTTCTGTTTGCATGGTACCTCCCATGTTATAGTATTGTTAATATGTCCTCTGGATTATCAACAGTGCCGAGTATCTCGTCATCATTAAGTAATCTTACTTCTCCACCTTCTATTTTAAGTCTAGATCCTGCGTATCTGCCAAACACAACCCAATCACCTTGTTTACACCAAGGACCATTAGGAAACTTTTCTTTATCTTGATATGCATCTGCACCGACTGCTAAAACCATAGCAACAGACGCTGTTAATTGAGAATCTTCTAAAGTCTTATCTGTTAAAATAACTCCCCCTTTAGTTTTTTCCTTTGCTTTAAAAGGTAAAACTAAAATTCTCCAACCGACAGGTTGTGGAAGTTTTTCTAATTCTTTTTTATCTTCTGCTATACCCTCTGAAGGGTTTTCCATTTTTTTCTTAATGTCCTCTGGGACATATAAAGTCTTAGTCATCTATTTTCTCCTGTTGTTCCAGCAGGCGAGAAAGTTCCTGTTGGCATATGTCAAGCATATGTAACTTTCCTTGAATATACTTGTAATCTTCAAAATTTTCAACCCCTTGTGTCAAATGTTCATGAAGTTGTTCTTTAAGAATTTTAAGTTCTTTTTGATAATTATGAATTATAAAGATACTCATATATAAGCATTAACTCCTGGTATTCTTTTTTCAAAAACTTTGTTTTGTCCATCTTTAGCACAGTGCCATGTTTGTTCATGACCTTGATTAACTCCATAATTATTTCTTTGTATTTTACCTAAGCCTGATTTTACTGCTTCAGCTACTGAATTAAGAGCGTAGTCATCACCAACCATAACACCAGTTGGTTTTAATTTAGGCCACCAATTGATAATATCATCTTCAACAGCGTCATACTCATGTGCACCATCAACCATAATATAATCAAGAGACTCCTCTTCAAATTGTTTTAATATTTCTTCTGAGTCTGATCTTCCTTGGCAAACTTTCACCATATTTCTACCAATAAAAAATTGTAAATTATCTTTAAATATTGATGAAAAGTCTTTAGGTAATTTTATGTCAGCATGTTCTGTTGAGCCTTCAAAAGTATCAACGCAGTAAATTTTAACATCTTCTTTTCCTGCATTATATAAGGCAGTTGCAAGATAGTGTGTTGATCTACCTAGAAAAGATCCAATTTCTACAATGACACCATCATCAGCTATTTGGTCTACAATAATGTCGTAAGTTTCAGAGTAATTGAACCACCCAGGTATATTAAAATAGGTGTGTTTCATAGTTAAGAATATCCTTATTTGTTTGTCTTAACTATTTGTATCTTTTTATAATTAATTTTCAACCCTTGTGGTACTGGTCCTTTTTTAGGAGGAACTGTTTTTGTTAGTCTCTGTTTCTTCATGTTCACATATTGTGCATTCGCACATACAAGTTGAATAACAATGGCATAAGCAATCGCACTTTATGCATTTTGTTGTCATTTCTTTTTAGAAATCATTCCTTTGATACCAGGTGCCGCCCTAACCCCCAGACTGACAGAGCAGGCTAAATATAAGAGGTGGGTGTAATACTCCGGTAAACTTTCCAAAATCTGAAACCCACGTTCTATGTGTGGTTGCATAAAAGGCAGGAAGGCACAAATTGCAGGCACCATCAAGGCGAGTAAAACAAATTCGTCTTTCCAGCTCCCCTTCATCTGATCAACTGCACTGGCTTCCCAGCTAATTTTTCCCGCTATTTGTTGCTCTTTAAGGCTCTTTTGTGCCTTTATTTCAGTCAATTTTAACTCTGATTTTGCTTTTTTTGTTTCAATAAAACCCGTAACAGCATCTTTTACCATTCCTGCTATTGGTCCAGCTAATAAATTAATCATTTTGACCCCTATTTGTTTGATTTTGACGTTGTATCGCTACATCTGCACGTAAATTAGCTAAATCGTAGTCTTTTTGTAGCTTCATTGAGTCTAAATCTTGTTTATAATCGAATTGATTTTCTCTTAAACCTTGTTTTTCACCCTCACTCTGTGCTTTTAACTCTAAATCTTGTTGTCTTAGTGCTAATTCTTGCTGTTTTAATAAAACAAGAGGGTCCATATTTTGATCTTGCATAGATTCTGCCTCTTCTAAGACCATTTGTTCAGTAATTTTTACAATTTCTTGATCAATTAAACCTAATCTTTGTGCTTGAAGTTCTTGAATCTTTTCTGGTGGTATATTTTCACCAAATTCTTGTCTTAATTTTTCTGCTTCTTCTACTAAAGCTTGATCAACAACTTGCATTGCTAAAAATGATACGTGTTGATTGATATGAGAAACTAAATTTACTACTGCCATAGGGTTAGACTTAACTAAAACTGAACTTAAAAACAATCTATGTGCTTTAATATGTAACTCATGGTTTTGTTCACCAAAAGCTTGTAAGGGTTGACCCATCAAAACAACACTATGTTCTTGTGCAGGATCTTGTGGTTGTGGCCCTTTTGGAATTGGTAATATTTGTTCAATATCTTTAACACCTAGTGCTATGTACATTCTTCTGTAAGCCTCATAAAGATTGTGCATTTGTGGTGCAGCCTGAGCAAGTTGTAATTGATTTTGTGCTAAAGTCACTCTTTGTGACATAGAGAAAATATTTGGATCAGATACAGGTAAGATGTCTATGTTGTCATCAAAGTCCTGCATTTTAATTTGTCTAGGACCACCAGCAACATTAAAAGGATATACAGGAGGAAGAACTAATTTAAATATTTTTGCTAATAAATTAAATTCTTTCTTTTGTGCGTAGTGTAATCTTTTGTGAACAGCGGACATCACCTTTGTGCCACGTTCCATTAATGCCATTGTTGTGCCAACAGGTGTTTGTGATTTACCTATTTCTGATGTTTGCATATCTGCAACAGTTGCAAATTGTTTTGCTGCATCTACACAAAAGCCAAGAAGTTGCATTAATACTGCATCGGGACCTTTGTAAGGTAATGGCATAAGAGCTTCACGAATAATACCATTAGGTGCATCAACATCTCTAAACTCACCAGGTTGTAGTGGCTGATCATCATCACGTATTCTTAAACCACGTGATTTATAACCAGCAGGTAAATTAGATAATGTTCCTGCATCAAGTAATTGTCTTAATGCTGTTGTGGCAGTTCTTGTTAAACCACCAATCATGTGAATTAAACCAAAACCATAAAATCCTAGTCCCGGTAAAAATTTATAATGTACGAAGTAATCATTTTTTCTTTTTAGTGGATCACCCTCATTGTAATTTCTATAGATAGAAAGAACTTTACGACTTGCTCTATCAAGAGTGACAACGTAAGGTAATTTTATTCCGCTAGGCTCACCATTTCTAAGGTCTATATCTTCAAAACCATCAACATCTAAATCAACATGAGCTTCTAAAAGCTCTGTCATATCAGACATTCCATAAGAAGGATTTGTGCCATCTATTCTATCCATTTTTTCTTGAACATCAGATGTCTCTTCTCCATCGTATGGCTGTAATTCTACATCACGATAAAAACCAGAAACTTGTTTCTTCCTTAAATCATTCATCGACATTTTGACAATTTGTGTAATACGATCACAAGAGTCTAAGTCTGATGCTCCATAAGGTACGATGATATCTTCTGCAGGTATAAACTTTGAAGTAGCTCTTCCTTGTACTTCATCGAAATAAATTTTCTTAAAAGCACTACCTGATAAAGGTAATTGAAATAATAATTGATCCATTTCAGGATTGTAGTCTTCCATGACATGAGTAATCTCATAATTCATGTAATCCTTAACTCGTTCTGCTGCTTGTTGTAATTCTGCAGAATTAGCACCAACAACTTGTGTTCTTACAGGACCATCACTGGGTAATAACTCAACATAAGCCATTGCTTGAAATTGTGTTACCGCTTGCGCTAGAACAGGGTGATTTACACTTGCCGCACCTCTAAAAGGTCTTGAACGTTCTTCATATTTAAAACCTAGAAGGTCTAAACCTTTTGTATAGGTTTGTTCCCATTCTTCACGAGAAGATCTATCATCTTCAATTTTTTCTATAAGTTCATTTGATAAAGATTGTAAATAATTCTCATCAAGTATTTCCGCTAAGTTGCTATTAAAATCAGCTACAAGAGTTTCTTCTTGCTCACCAACGATGGCTGAACCATCTTCAATAATTTCTATATCTGCTTCTGTTTCGGGTTGTTCTAAGTCTACTTCTGTGCCAACATCTTCAGCTTTTAAATCCTCGTCTCCACCAGGACCAATTGCTTTTGCATCACGTGCTAAATACGGCACATCTGCAGTGCTATCAAATTTATCTGCCATTAATAATCACCATAAATATCTGTAATTGAAACTAACCTATCTTCGGGAATTATACCACCCTCTTTTTTCTTGAACATATACATCGGAGCCTTCTGTTTACCTTCATCCATTGTTAGCACAAACATGTCAACAAGGGAAGGGTTATAGTCTTCAATAAGTATTTGAGCATCTGTATCGACATCGCCGTCTTTTAAAGGGTCCAATCTGAATCTAGATCCTTTCTCATCTGGATATGTAAGCACTTTGACATAATAATCCATTGTTTGCCCAGGAGCGGTTTCTTTTCTATAAATAACACTTTTATCACCTAAATCAGAAGCTATTCTAAGTATTTCTTCATCAAGAAAATTACGAGCACCTTCAGGACCCATTGCAACTGCTCTACTATCAATATCTACATCTTTCAAAAAGTCAAAAGAGTCTCTATTAAGACTTGGCTTACTTACTTTTAATCCCATAGTGCTTTTATTGGGATCTGAAATTTTTTCTATTTCAACATTACCACCATATTTTTTTGCAATATTTTTTAGCTGCTGAACACCGACTTTGTCGTAAAGATTTTGAAACTTTTTTCTAGCATCATCACTTGTTTTACTCCAACGTGGATTAGCACCAACGTCAGCAGGCATAATTGCAATTTTATTTATACCTCTGTTTTCTGCATCTTTGATTGTTGCCTTTAATATTAAATCAACATAGTCAGCTTGATTATTAAAAGGTATAGGAGGAAATGTTTCAATATTTCTTGTACCGTGGTAACTACTTTGATTTTGTGCAATTTGTTGTAGTTCTTCTGTGCTATTAGTTGTTGGAACTTTTATACCTTCTGTTAATGATTCAAAGTTACTACTTCTATTTAGATTTAATAATTCATTAAGAGTACCTTGTTGCTGCTGTTCAATTTGGTTAATCTTCATTAAAAATTCAGGATCAGTTCTATCAACACCAGCTTGTGCTAAAGCATTTATTTCTTGTTGTAAATCTAACATTTGTTTTTCGTAAGTAGGTATAAGTTCTTTTGCAACAGTCAAAGGATAAGGTTTAATTAATTTTGTTTCAGCTAATTGTTCAAGCTTTGGTATTTGTTGTGATAACTGTTGTATATTTTGAGTAGCATTTTCCATGCGATACTGATCACCTGTTTCAATTACTCTTTGATTGGCAGCAAGTTTAACTTTTGCTTCTCCTATCGTTGCAGCTAAACGCTCTTGTTCTTTTCTTACTTTAGTTAAAAGATCCGTTTGCATTTCTTGAATGACAGAAACATTTTGTCCGTCAACATTTTTGTAATCTGCAACACGAGAGAATACTAAAACGTTTGGCTCTTGATAGTGACCACTGCTAACAAAAGGTTTTTCTTCTCCAGGTAGTGCACCAGCTTCAATGACTATCTCACGATAGTTCTCTCCACCCTCGTCAATACGAGCGTTACCTGCATTTTTATGTTTTGCAATACCCATCACCTGTTGATCTTGTGGACCATACGGAGTCATACCATCACGATCAGTTTTAACTTTTACCTGTAAGTTAGCTATAGGTGATTGCTCATAAAAATCTGTAATCTGTTCTCTCGTAATTTTTTGATTAGGATAATATCTTTCAAAGTCTTCCATATACTGAAACAATCCTGAATCAAGTATCTCTGCCTTTGGTGCTACGTCACCTCCTTGTAAGAAGTTTATCCAATCTTGAGGTTTCGCGGCCTTCGGTGCATTCTTAGAATTTACTTTATCAAGTGTAAAAGATTTAAACGCAAAGTCATAATCTTGTATGGGTTGCTCAACGGGTAATGTTGTACCTGGTGCTGAGGGTGCATCAGACATAAGTTCCATATTTTTATTTCGTTTGCTAGGTGTAAACACACCAGGAACTTTATCGCCAAAGAATTTTATTATTTTTGCAGGGTTAAAGGCATAGAGATTTTCTGACTTTACCGCTTGTTGAAAAGCACTATCCCCATCAATAGCGGGGTCGGGTGTAAATTGTTGTTGGTTGATGTTTTGCAACGGATCACCTATACCTCCTCTTGCCATTTTAACTGCTCCGCCTTTAGCTTTTGTTAATGTATCTACATCTCCTCCCTCTTTTTGTGCTCCAACAGGTATTTCTACATCACCAAAATTCTTATCTGTTTTTTTAGGTTTATAACCAGGACTTTGTTTTGCTACATATTGAAAATATTTTTCTGTTGCATTGACAAGATCATCAACACTAGGAGGTGTTTCATTACCCACTTTATATTGTTGATTACCAAATTTAAAATATACAACAGTTCCAAGTTTGTTTGCTTTTTTATCTAACTCTGCAAGTTTTTTATTTATTTCAGGTGGTATTTTTTGTTTTGTTTGAGGACCTACTCCCTTATCCACATATTTTTGATTTACTTCTTTTACAATTTTTGCAATTTCATCTTCTATTTCTCTATGATGTTCAAGATTTGTTCTTGCTAAACTTAAACGTGTCGAACCTTTAAGAGAGCCCGCAAAACCAAAATCATCTCTCATTAATTGTAAA